GAAGAGAATACACTAAGAACACCGTTGCCTTTTATTCTAAAGGCACTTACAAAACATTTACAAGAACATACAAATAAGAGTTATAAGAGTAGTCAGGAACTATTGAATAGGCTTATTGCTTAGGAAAAGAAACTCCTATAGATGGTTGAGGCAATGGCTTTAAAGGCTTGTCTTTTAGTTTAATTTGCATTTCCTCAATAGGTTTTTCAAAAAGTTCTAACTCTCTTTTTCTTCTTTCTGTGAGTAATCCTCCACTTGTAAAACCTCTTTCCCCAAAAGCCTCTTTCTTAAATGTTTCTAAGTCTCCTCTTTTTAAAGCAGAAAAAGCCTCAGTTTCTTCATCTGTTATCCTGCCAGTTTCTTTATCTTTCTTATACTTAAATTGAGTTTCTCCTACATTATATAATAAAGAAGCTAAGGCAGTTTTTTGATTATCATTTAATTTTAAATCATTATTAACATTTATATTCTCTATAGTTTTTAAAACGTCCTCTTTTATTATTTTAGTAAACTGCATTTCCATTTCAGAAATACTATTTTTTTTACCATATCTATTTGTTTCAATTCCATAAGCATAAGTTGGATTCCCTGATGGGTCGTTGTAAGGAGCTAATAAAGATGGTTCAAATTTTTTTGTTCCTCTTTTTATTTTTTCAATAGCATCATACAACGGTTTGTTTTCCTCTTGAGCAATAAAATTAAATATTTTATGTACTAATCCTTCCATTACTTCTTAACCAAGCTACCACCAAAGTATAGTCCAACAATAGCAGACATTAAGTGAGTATCTAGTGGTGTAATTACTAAACCTAAGAACTCTCTATCTAATAGTATTTCTTTTTTATCTATTAAGAATAAGAATCCGTTTGTAAATTCTGTCCATGTTAGGATAACTGGTACGTCAAATAATACAGGAACTAACTTAGGCCAAGCAATAATGAAGAATACTGCAGTTAATGCAATGATTCTTCTTGTCCATTGAAATCCTTTATTCTCATATGTTCTTGCACTTTCGATAGACTTCATTTGGAAGTTTGCTCTTTCCATGAGCATCTTCTGTTCTTCTTGTTTAGCTTTGATGCTTTGCCCCCAGATTGACATCATGCCCCCCAGTAAGCTAGAACCTAGCATTGTTATCATTTCAACTGGTAAACCACCCATTACATTTCCTCCTGTATTTTTTTCAGTTACCGCTTCACCGACTTGTATTATCTCTACGATTCCTACTGTCGATAGCAGGAACGCTAGTATTGATTCCATTCATTACCTTTTATTTTGTTTTAGTTTTAGTAATTCTTCTTTGTAATTAAATTCTTCTTCTGTTTCAGATACACTATCCCCTGAGTTCATAGTGTGTGTTATGTCATCAAATATTCTTACTGCATAGGGGTCATATCCTTCTAACCTTAATTTAAATTCTTGTGTTAATTCATATATTTTAGTTTGTATTTTAGATGCTTTTCTATCAAAGTCTGCTCTTGTTATAGAGCCGTTATTTAAATCATTTTTAAGATTTCTTAATTTAAAATTTTGTACTCTAACTTTTTTATCTAACTCTAATTTTTTTCTTCTAGCTAAAGTATCAAAACTTTTATTACTAATCTTAAAACCAAATGCGTTCATTAATGCTTCGGCTTCAGATTGTGGCTCTCTAAACGGAGACTTATCACCACGCAATGCTCTATTTAACTTTTGTGTGGAGTATGCACCTGGTACAAAAGGAAAGTTAGGTATTAGTTTTTTACTTAAACTATTTAGTATTGCTCCTGTTTCTTCTAGAACTTCACCACTTCCTCTACCAGGTTCCCTTCTTTGTAAAAACAAATCATATCCTATTATAGAACTCAACACTTCTCCTCCAACTCCAAAGTTCGGCTGTAAGGGTTCAGGTAAAAACGGTACATTTCTAGAACCATCAAAACTTGTAAGGTCTCCACCAGGAAATAATCTAGATATATTTACAAACTTAGGTCTGCCGTTTTTATCTTTGACTGGTATGCGAATAGTTTTTTTAGGGAAGTAAGGTATGTCTAGTATATTACCTGCTTCATACTCGGGTAACAATGCTCTTTCTCTTTTTGCTTCATCACCACCATACATCTCTTCTAATTTTGTTAAACCATATCCAAGAGCAGCATATTTAAAATATTTGTGTGGTCTTAAAAACGCAGTTTCAACTAGAATAGGTATCATTCTATAACTAAATGATAAGAACGGAACAGCAGTATTTCTGGCCCAGTTTATTACAGGAGCATCAATATCATAATCAATAAACTGTTTACGAGCAAACTTAGCAGCATCTTCGTATGTATCTCCTAATCTAATTCTATGTGCGAATGCATTTAGTCTAAATACATGGTCTTCTACTCTGTACCAATTTTCTAGTGTGCCAGTTATTTTATTATTTTTAACTAGTCTGTATAAATTATTTGCTATACTTACAGATTTAGACCACTCGTTAGCTCCCTCTTTTGTTTTATAAATATCAGCTAAATCCTCTGCTCTAAAATTCTTTAATTCTTTTCTAATAAAGTCTGCATCAAATACACCATAAGATATTGCATCTCTAACTAATTGAGATTCTTTGCCTTTTTTACCATGTAAAAATAATGCTCTCGCAGCTTCAGGTAAAGTTGTAAGTGGTACATTTGCTAAGTCACTTAAAAATATATTACCAAATATATTATTTACATGAACTGTAGGATTCCACGCAGTCTTAGATATTTTCCATAAGTTATTTAATTTTTTATATTCTTTATAGAAAAAACTAGAGGGTTCTTTTTGATATCTAGCACCTGCAACTATATCATTCCATACTTCTCTAGGTACAAATTTACCTGCTAGTTTACCAAACTGAACTTGCTTTGTACCTTTTAATATTGACTTAGGTATCTGTTTATATCCTGCCTCTAAGTCTGCCTCTGTAACTTGGTCATAGAATCTACCAGTTTTAGCTTCTATTTCCATTTTTGTACCAGTGCCTTTTATTGAAGTTATTTCTTCTGTGACACCTTTTCCAACTTTACCAAAGTCTTGTGCAATTTTTGCAAAGAAAGAATATTTTGCAATAGTGTTAGCCATTACTTGACCAGTGTACTCTGTTATGATTGCAGCGTCTTCTATTTCACCTAACGCTTGTCTTTCAGGCTTTGTATATTGCCATCTAACAGAAACTTTATCATTAGGTTCTAGTCTTTTAAATTTAGTTATCTTACCTTTCTGTCCTAGTCTTGCTTCAGTTTCAGTAGGTGGGTCTCTTTTTAAAACTTTAACTATGGCATTACCATCTTCTGTTTCACTTTGAATCTCGTTAATAAATTTACCACCTCTTTTAGTTCTTGTTAATTTAACAACGGCTAAGTCTCCAAATAACTCCCACCCTTTGTGTACTATACCCTCAGAATTTAGAATTTTTTGGTCATCAATAGTAGGCTCTACATTTCTTAATACTCTTAAAAAATCCTCTGCAGTGTATTGGTCATCAATTAATAACCCTCTAGGTTTTAATTCATCACCAACTTTAATTAAATTATCTGCATACTTTCTATATAATCTACCTATATATGTTTTAACATTTCTTTCAAATGTTTCTTTTGTAATTAATCCTAAATCAACATATCTTTGTCCGTGGTCTGTAATAAGTTGTCTTATTTCATCTTTTAAAGTATTTAATTTTTTAGATATTACTTCAGGTGGCCCAACAAAATTAGGGTCTGCTAAAAATTCTTTATATTTTATATCTCCCTCTAACATGTTATAGAGAACTTTTCTTTCACTAGGTTTTAATTCAGCAGCTTTTTTTGCAACTCTAACAAACTGCCCTGCTATATCATTGAGAGTTCCATCATAATTATTTAATGATGTTTTATAATTTTCTGATAGTCCATATTTATCTATAAATAATCTACCAAGAATATCTGCAAAAGATTGTTCTTGTTCTACAAGTTCTTCTGTAATTTTGCCTTCTTCATCAGTCTTTAATATTTTAGTTTTTTTAGTGAATCTTTTTCTTTTTGCAGCCACACCACCTAAAGCACCTAATGTTGCACCTGCAACAGCTAAACCAAATCTTGTTGATAGTGGTTCATCAGGGTCTACTGAAAATCCTGTTATACCACCTAACAAAGCACCTCCACCCTCTGCAGTTTTTGCACCTTTTAATATTCTTTTACCTATATTCTTTTCGTAGTTCTCAAATATATCATCTAGAAATGCTGTGGCTTTTCTTTTAAGTCCATAAATACCCGTAAACTTTCCTGCCTCGGGTCTGTCTTGAAGAACCTCTTTTTTTTGTGGAAACTCTGGTTTTTTTCTTGTGCCAAATATATTTTGTAATAATCCAAATACGGGTGTTATTTCTTTTCCTATATCTTCTTCTACTATAGGTGTTGTAACATCCCCTTCAGTAAATATTTTACCACCCTTACGGTCTTCTTCTATTTTAGTTCCATAAGTTTGTACATGGGTTACTTCTTTGTTAACAGCTTCTGCAGGAGAAAGGTCTTTTCTTTTTGCAGTTAAAGGTATCACATTTCCTTTACCAGTTAATTTTACACCTAAATTAAAAAGACTTCCTGCAGTTGGGGCTAACACTCCTGCCCCTGCAGCACTACCTAATATTTGCTGTCCTCTAGTTTTGAATAAACCCTCTTCTGTATCTACATATCCTGCAGCACCTGCGATAGCACCTGATACCATTCCGTATCTACCCATAGCAAATAAACTTCTAGCTTTACCAAAAGGTATTAACCATGATGCAGGGTCAACGATAGCACCTGCAAAATATGCTGCAGTAATTTTTTTTCCGTCAGGACCTCTCATTAAATTATTTAAAATCCTTTGCTCTTCTTTTAATTTTTCTTTGTTTGCACCTGTGATTTGTTGAATACCACGAGCTGTGTCTAAGACACCTAATTTAAATGCAAATGCTAAGGGATTGTTTACTTCTATTGGCTCGAATGAGTCTTTGGTTTCTTGAGATGCTACAGATATATCTCTATCATCTGTATCAGATATATTTAACAAGTCTTGAGCAGTGGTTTGTTCATCTCCCACATCATTTACTTTTTGCTCAAGTTGTTTAAATAACTTGGGGTCTATTGCCATAATTATAAATTATTTAAGGATTTATAGTTTTCTTGGTCTATTTTTGTTTTTACAAATAAATCTTTACTTGCTCTTGGATTCTCTAATATGTATTGTTTTTGAGCCTCAGTTATTATAGTGCCATCTCTAAATAATAAATTACCATAGTTAGCATCCCAATTATCTCTTTCTTCTTTACCTTTTGCACCACCACCTAGAGGAGGTCTTGGACCTACATCTCGTAACTGTTCTATAGATGTTGTTTCTTTTTCATCATCAGGCGCTGTGTCTGTTATTCCTTTTATTGCGTTGTCTAACTGTTCATTAAGTGTTTTAGCTTTAGCGTTGTTACCATCAAAAGAAGATGATTGATATCCTTCTATGATTTCTTTTGCTCCATCATAATCTTCTGTTTCTAATGCATTAGTAAAAGCAGAAGTTAAATTAGAATCAAATTTTGAATTTGGTGCAAAATCTCCATCAAACTTAGCATAACTAGGAGTAAAGTTTCTGTTTAGTGCTTTTTGGTCTACATCAAATTGATATTCAGCAAAGAAATCTTCTAGATTACCTTGATATCCTCTTTGCACTAAAGAATTATAATCTTTTTCTAAGTCTTGTATAAAATTAAAACCTTTATCAGTTTTTAATGTTGGTTTTTGAAAAGTATCATTTGCAGTTACGGGAGGATTGTAATAAAGTTCTTTAAATGTTTGTAATGATTTTATTTTAGCATCACCAGTAAATGCAGCAGTTTGCCCTAAAGGCAACCCTTCAGGCAAAGCTGTCGCTGTTCTAGTTAAAGGCCTAGTATCATCTACTGTCTCTGTAATTGCTTGTACAGTAGGTGCTTCTCTTTCATATAAACCTTTAGTAAATAATGTTCCTTGATTTTTAAATATGCCTACTTCATCTTGTAAAGATTGTGTTAAATTATCTGATTCTATTTTGTAATCAGCTTGTCTTGTTTGAGTAAAATCTTCTATGTCATCAGACACTTGCGTTTCTCTTAAAGTATTTTTTAATTGGTCAGGTTGTAGATTAGCTAGTACACTTAAATTGTCAGGATTAGACATTAAGTAAGAATCTAAATTATTTTTTAAGTTAGAACCTGCTATTTGTAAAACCGCATTGTAACTTTTTATATCTGAATCAAATTCATCAAAAACATCTTTCTTTTTTTCGTTTACTTTATCTACTCTGTTCCTAACTCTTTCTTGAAACTCAGATATTTTATTTCTTGCTTCTTCTCTTCTATCTACATACGCAGATGCAATACCACCTACAATACCTCTAAATGTACTTCCACTAAGTAATCCCATTATTCTTCATCCTCTTCTGTTTTAGGTTTTTTACTAGGCTTGGCCATAATACCAACACCCTCTTCTAATTCTATTTCTTCTTCCTCTTCATCTACTTTTCTTTCTTCAGATTTAGCAACAACTTCTAATAGCCTTTTTGTAGAATCTACTTTAGGATTAGTTACTTTAATTTTTTCTACACCTGCTTTCTTACCAATAGATGCTATCATTTTTGCTACAATAGGAGATAATAATATAGCTGTATCTACAGTAAATTTACCATTTAAAAATCCACTAAATACTAATACTCTAGTTATGTTTTCTACAGTCATACCATTTCTTAAAAGTATAACTATAGTATCTATAACTTCCTCTCTATGCAGTCTTTCCCATATAACATGAGATGCATCCTCTACAGTAGGGTACTGTGGAGCATGTTCCCAAGGGTAATTACCTGGTTCGTCTGTTAAAGATTGGCCTGGTACTGGTGTATCAAATATTTCTCTTGCCATGTTATCCTCGTAAATATTCTCTTAAATATGAATCCCAAAATTGTCTAGTTTGTAAATAAGATATTTGTCCTATGTCTTGTCCAACACCTGCTTTTTCTGGTGTAGTAGTAGGTCTCATGTAATCTGATATATCAAAACTAGATTGATAAGATACACCTCCACCTCCGCTTCCACCTTGAATAAATTTACTTACCATAGCTTTGCCTATAGAACCTGCTATTGCTTCAAATAATGCCATTAATCGCCTCCTCCTCCAAAGTTATCATCTAATACACCACCTATCACATATCCGATAAGGTTATTAAATGCGTCTTTAGATTCTCTATCCATTATTTCTAATTGTGTTTGTCTTTCTAAAGCTGCCATTGCTATATTATGTGCTCTGTCAGCATTGTTTTCAGACGCAGTATTTACCCATGATGCCTCATCTCTCCACTGTTGCCATAGTGCAGATAGTGCAAAGTTAGATATGTTTAGTAAGTTTTGTGCATCTGTTTGATTTGCTGCATTGATACTAGCTGTATTTGCAGTATTAATTTGTCTTCTCCAGTTTACGTTTGACTGGTCAATAACTCTTTGATTTTCTACATTAAATCTTTGCCTTTGGTCTTCTAATTGTGCATTAAATTGACTGATTGCAGATTCTCTCTGTGCATTAGCTTGTTCTATGCCTATTTGATTTTGCACATTTTGTGCATTTATTTTACTTCTTTCTGCAGTTGCAAATTGATTCATGGCATCACTTCTGGCTGCGTTATTAGTATTTATTTGATTTGATAAACTAGTAAAAAACTGGTCTGTTTGTCTTTGGCTTACTGCATTAAATTGTCTAGATGCATTTGTTGCAGCTTGGTCTGATAAAAATCTTGTTTGTCTAAGTTGTATATTTGCTAAATTAGTTTGCTGTCTATTAGATAGATTTTGCATATCCATTCTTAAATATGCTTGAGCATTTGTTATGGCTGCTTGTTGTCTATTGTTTAAGTTTGCAAATATTGCAGCTTTGTATGTATCTGCATCTGCTTTAGCAATAGGGATAGAAGCATTAACAATGCCTTGTGCTAATGCCTCTGCAGCAATACTAGAAGCACCTAATCCCCTTTGTTGCATTGCAGCATCAACTATTCTTTTTGCACCTTGAGCATATGCAGGTAATGGCTTACCTTCATCTACTGAAGTTTGTATTGCTTGTGATATATTTGCTAATTGGCCTTGAACTGTGGCCTCTGGTGGTAAAGCAGTAATGTCTTCTTGTGCTGCTACCATGGGTTGTGAAACTGTGCCTTGTGCCGCTACTGCATCAGGAATATCTTGAGTTGCCACTGCATCATATTGAGGTGCGGCCATTGCAGTTTGTTGTGCCACTACAGAAGCTGTTGGTGTAGGCTGTTGTTGTATAGTGGGTGTAGATACTGTCGGTGCTGCCGCAGTCACTTGTCCAGTTAAACCTGGAGTTGTTTGTGTAGTAGCTGCAGTAGGTGTTTGAAGTGCTAAGTTTGGTGTAACTGCTGTTCCTTGTGCTAGTTGAGGTTGTAATATCTGAGAACCAACTTGTGATTGAATAAAATCAGACGGGTCAGTTAGTGTTTGTTCTGTTGAAGTTTGTGTTGCATCCATAAATTGTTTGTATGCCGCCTCATCAGGGAACTGTTGTTTTTGTTCAGGTGTTAGTTCTGTGTAGGGTTTATATGCCATTAATTATCTCCCATTAAATATGATTCCATCCACATAATCTTTTCCTTAATAATAGCAATGTCTTGTTGCATTTGAGTAACTGAATCAGCTTTCTTTTCAACTGCTTCTAGTCGCTCACTCCACATACCCCATGTCATGGCAATACTGGCAATGATTACCACATAGGGTAATACTATTTTAAGGTCTAGTTTCATTTGCTTCCTTAATCATCTCATTTAATTTATTAATCTTCTCTGCCATAGGCGAGTTCATTAAGTCTGTTCTTAACTGAAAATTTCTTTCAGCCCATCTCTCTAGTCTTTCCACTAAAAACTTGTTATGTGTTTGTAATTCTTTATTTTCTTTTCTTAATTCTTGTATTTGTTTTTCTAATTTAGTCAATGACATATTATCTCCTTATTATTTGGTTAATGCGTTTAGTGGATTACTTAGTGCTTTTTGTATTTTAAGCTCTAAATCTTCTTCTAGTTTTTTGATATCGTCTAATAATTCTCTATGATTTTCTTTAGTAGAATCTTCAACTGCATTTACGATTGATTCTATATGTCTATTATCTTTTTGCATATTACGCAAGTCTAATCTTAAATCATCCTTTAATTCTTTTGCCACATTAGAAACAAGCTGAACTTCTTCTAATATCATAGTCATTTCTGATTGCATCATTTCTACTTCTTGTTGCACTAAATCTATTCTTTTATCGAACCCACTCAGGTCAGGGCTTACAAAAGAATTTATCTTTTTTTCCATCAAGAGATATCGTTGATATACTTCAAAGCCTCCCCAAAGGCCACCAATAAGTGTACCTATTAGAGGTATTATAAGTAGTAGCTTTGAGCCACCTACCTTTACTCCTTTGTACTCAATTTCTGCCATATTGTAAGTTCTCCAACTCTAAATGTTTTGCGTCATTGCTCATCATTAAATAATATTGTGCTAAATTATTATCTTCTATTACACTGTCTGGTAGCACCTCATCAGTAAAAAATCCTTGTATCTCAGATAATTGTTTATCTACAAAAAAACTTTTACTATCTGCTAACACTTGCATTACTATCAAAGTTTTTAATTGGTTGTTTGCTTCGTATCTACCTTTATCACCCATCTTTTTAACAATCTTCGTAGCAGCTTTTTGTTTTTGTTCTTGCTTTGTTTCTTGTTTAGGTTCTTCTGTAGTCTCTTCTACAGATTCTTCAGTGGGTTCTTCAGTTTCTTCCGATTGTATATCTTCTTGCTCATTACCACCTTCATCTTCCACAGGGGATTCTTCAGTAGTTTCGCTATCGGGTTGTTCGACTTCTTCCGTTTCATCTGGTCCACTATCCATATCATTTTCCACAACAGGTTCTTCGTTTTTTGGTTCCTGTGTATCCATAGTTGGTTCTTTTGTTTCAGGTTCAACATTGACTTCTACCTCTGGCATTTCCATTTCCATTTCTAAACTTGCCATTTCCATTGACATCTCTGTTTCTGTTTCTACAGGCATATCAAAAGTTGGCATTTCTATTTCTGTTTCCATACCAAAGTCTGTTTCAAACTTTACTTCCATTTCTACAGATTCATAACTAATTTCCTCTGTAGGTTTATCCGCAGGTTCAAACGTAAATACAGGAGCGTCTTCTACAGGTTCATTAAATTCAAAAATAGTTTCTACAACATCTATTATTTCTGTAGATACATCTGTATTTAAAGCCACAAACATTTCTACAGTTTTTATTTCTTGAGTAACAATAGTGCTTATAACATTGTATAAAACATTTATACTAACATCATCAAACAGTGGCCCGATTGCTAAGTTGATATCTCTACCGCCAACTTCTACTACAAGTGTTGTAAGACTACCTGCAAAATCAAATCCACCAGAATATTCTTGATATCCTGTAGTTACGCCTGTTTCTGATAGAATATCTGTCCCACTAAATACTGCAGTGTTACCATTACGACCTGTAACATGCATGTAGATTCTATCTTGAGGGTCTTGTTTATCTACCTTAATAGTATAATTAGTTCTACCCCCGTGAGTTATAGCTAAGTCACTTATATTTATAGTCTGTATAAATGTTGTGCCCATTCCTGTGACACCCATAGTAGATGTAGAATTACCACCACCAGTAATCTGTGCACATTTATCTGTACCTAATCCATAACAATTAGAACCACTAGGCATACTTGCAGGACCTTGACCACCCCAATCTGTGTCCATGTCACCCTCTTTGTTAGATGGTACATAACCACTACTTTCGTCTAAGATATTTCCTGAATCTTGATTGGTAATAGTTGTTGTAGTTATATCTTCAACCGTGGTTGTAGTTGTTGTTATGCCTGTTCCGTCTTGTTCTATTTCTTCAGTAATAGTCTCAACAATAACTTCTTCAACACCAGGGGTACATAATCCTACTGTAGTTGTTGTACAGTCAGCTTTTAAACTAGAGTAACAAAAGCAAAGCCAAAGTACCAAGACTAAAAACTTTAATTTGGTCATTTCTTTCTTTGTGTACTCCTTGATTTAATTCATTAAGCAATGCTTGTTTTTCTTGTTCTAATCTTTTTTGTTCTTCTTCTTCTCTTTTTAAAACGTCTTCAGCAAATTTTTCTTGTTGTCTTTCAGCTTCTTCTATAGATAAAAATACTTTACTACCGGCAGGGACTAGGTGTCTATTCTCTTCCCACCCCTTCTTTGCGTCTTCGCCTATTGCTCCCATAAAAGGACAGTAGGTAGCCGACATCCACATAGCATCAAAGATTCTGTAATCAGCACACAATGTAGAAACTGCCGCAACTTTCATGCCCATTCCATATAATGAGCGACTTAACTTAATCATCTCACAGTTCAAGTCCCTTACGGTAACGCCACTACTAATGCCTAATACTTGGGTTTGAATTGCTCCGCTATAGGCCGATTTACATATATCACTGTTATTGACCACCACGGATGGACTGTTTGCTGTAGGTGGTGTGTTATTTGTAACTACAGTTGATGACACTGTATTTGTGTCAGCCGAAAAAATTTTTTGAGATGCCCCTAAAAATAATACTGCCACATAGACAAGAATCAAAAACCATAATTTATTTGTGTATTTTGTCATTGAATCCTTAAAGGTTTCATCTTACGAATCATTGCTTTATTTTTTTCTTTTTTTCTTTTCTCAAACATATCTGCAGCAGTCATTCTACCTGCAGTCGGTTGAGCAGATACATCTGTTCTTCTATTACCTGCCATAGGTTTAGATGTTTGTTTTGCTTCTACCATTGGACCACGCATAGGTTTCATACGTTTTTTCATGGGTGCAGTGGTCTTAGCCACTGTCCTAGGTTTTTCTGGTGCAGGTTGAGGTTTTGTAAGCTGTTTCAATTTAGCTTGTTTGAGTGCCTCTTCCTGCTGTTTTTTCTTTGGTAGTCTTTGTGTTTTAGGTTTCTCACTAACCATTAGCAGTTACCACCACAACCACCGCCACAATATTCACACATGTTGTTGTCCTCCTATCTTGCCGTTACTGGCACTCCTTTACTACTTACAAATGGATGTTCTGCAAATGCTATATATACATATGTTGCACCACTACCATTAATTGCATTACCTGTTTCTCTTAATTTAAATCCATTAGATAAAAAATCATTAGCTGATGAATGAGATGCATCTGCTTCTTCTGCATTATTTAAATTAGCATATAAAACATTACCTACTTGATTATCTACATCTCTTTTACTATCAAAAATATTCCAATTATTAGTGCTATCAGTTCTTTTTAACATTATCCAAGCAGGTTTAAATCCAGTATAAACAAAAGTTCCATCTGCATTACCATTACCTGTATAAGAACCAAACTTTGAGTAGCCTTGTACTGAATGAAAACAATACGTTATAAAGTCATCACCACTATTATTGACAGAACCTGCAGAACCAACAGTAAATACAGAAGAAGTAGGTTCAGTATCAGACCAAACATTGGCAGAATCTGTAGTTGCATTGGTACTATCTAAAATTAAATAATCTGTTTCTGGTGCTGAGGTATTAGCTGAATGATACATAATCCAGTTAGTGCCACTTGAATCTCTATTCTTTAAGAGAATTACATCTGGTTTTTGATTTAAACCATGACCAATCGTTGAGGGATTTGTTGCATTACCTGCCCAAGTCACAATACTAAACCCTGCAGTAGTATTGGCTTGAACTGTTGAGGTAATATCTCCATCACTGTTAGATGATGTAGTACCACCATTGGCTTTCCACTGCCATGCTACATAAGTATCACTATTTCCATTTACACTAGTTCCATCACCTAAAGAAAAACCATCAGTATTAA